ATTAGATGGCGGTCCAAAGACTCCAGTTAATCCAGATGACATGCCTATGCCTGAATGCGGAATGGATATGATGCCTCCTAGCCCTCAGAAGCAACAAGACAACGTCACTATGAATGTTAGCATGAACGGTAGCGGCGCCGGCGGCATCCGTGAATTAATGAACGTTTTAAAAGATATTCAGAATGGTCCAGATCAAGGCCCAGCCCATAGTAGCGAACCACACAACGTACTTGTTGGTGATGATTATGAAAACAGCCCAAATGAAGTTACACTAGACATTGACAGTGTAATCCCAACCGGTGATGACTTGCACAGCAAAGGTCGCGAAGCTGAAAAAGTTAACGGCGGTGGTAACCCAATGGGTGTTGACGAGTCATTAGTAAAACATTTAACTAGCCTATATCAAGAAATCAAAGAAGGCAAGAAAGAAAAAGAACCAGAAGGTTTGTATTCTTCTAAGCGTCACGAAACTGACGGACAGCGTGTTGCTCGCCTAGCTAAAGAAAAGATGCAAGCTAAAAAGAAAGAAGCTGAATCAAAATAAGATACCAGTGCAGTATAGGGTAGATTAAGTACCCTCCCAAAACCACCCTTCGGGGTGGTTTTTTTATGTAAATAAAGTTATGGCAAAATCACTAGACGGCGTCTTAACCAAAAAGGCGCACACTAAAGAAAAGTTCACAGAAGACCAAGTAACGGATCTTCTAAAGTGTGCTGACCCCGTTGAAGGGTACATGTACTTTGTAAAGAACTTCTTCCATATTCAACATCCAACTCGCGGTAAAGTAAAGTTTGAACCGTTTGAATATCAAGAACGATTACTACATAGCTATCACGACTTTCGATTTAATATTAACATGATGCCACGTCAAAGTGGCAAGACAACATGCGCAGCCGGTTATTTGTTGTGGTACGCAATGTTCCACCCAGACCAGACTGTACTTGTTGCCGCACACAAATACACAGGTGCTCAAGAAATTATGCAACGTATCCGTTACGGATACGAATTATGTCCTGACTATATTAGAGCAGGTGTAACGAACTACAACAAAGGTTCGATGGAGTTTGAAAATGGTTCAAGAATTGTTTCAGCAACTACTACCGGTAATACTGGTCGTGGTATGTCTATTTCCCTTCTATATTGTGACGAGTTCGCTTTCGTACAGCCTAACATCGCTGAAGAATTTTGGACTTCAATATCACCAACACTAGCAACTGGTGGTAAGGCGATTCTAACGTCAACACCAAACAGTGACGAAGATACGTTTGCTATCATTTGGAAAGAAAGCCAGGATGGGTTTGATGAGTTTGGTAACGAACGTACTGACGGCTTAGGTCGTAACGGATTCCACGGTTATCGCAGTGAATGGTGGGAACATCCAGATCGTGACGATGAGTGG